ATGTTGATGCATTTGTTTATAACATAGCCCGTGCCGCTAATGACGATGAAGCTGAAAAAAGAGCATCAAAAGGAACTTCTGGAGAAGGAGCACAAAGAAACTTTGGAATACCCACAATTGCTAAACTTCTTGGGTGCAGCCAAAAAGGTGTTTCCGAAATATTTAGTTGGATTGGAGTAGATCATGCAACTATAGAAGCGACTGGTGCAATTGGAGATATTGTAGACTATGGGCAAGACAGGTACTTAATTAAAGTAACAGGTCGTTTAGAAGATGAAGTGATAACAACAGAGATTAGAATAGATGGACCAACTTTAAGAAATCAAAAATTATTTTATGATGCGGTTATGAGTCAAGCAGGAGTATGGATTCCGAACATGATACCTAAAGACTACGAAGATATTATGAGAAAAAAATATGAAAGCAGAATCAAATCAAAAGAATATGAAGACGAGGCCAGTGAAGATCTTGTATTTAAAAAACGTTTTATAAACTATGTAAAGCTTAAAGGAATTGATTACGATAAAAAAAATTTAGTAGAATACAGCACTCCTTATGCAGAGAAGCAAGATGGTTCTATAGAATTTAATTTAACTGATTTTGAAGATTATTTAGAGACTAAAAGAGTAAACATAAAACGAGTAGATCTTGTCTTGAACGTACAAAAAATTTTAAAGGCTAAAAAGATAAAAGGAAAAGTTAACATGGGAACAAAGGAAGAGAAAAAATATAAATCATGTGTTTCTTGGAGAATTAAAGATTTTAGCATAGACAACAAGGATCTTATTATAGAGGGAGTGGCTGAAGAGCCACTAAAAGGAGTAACCGATGGAAGCTAGATTTGTTGTTGGACCTCCTGGAACAGGAAAAACTCATATATTTTTAGTAGAAAAATATGAAGAAGGTTTTTCTAAATATAACCCTGAAGAAATAATTTTATTATCTCATACCAATGTGGCTGTTGAGCAGATTTTAGATGCCATTATGAAATTAAAACAAGTAAAAGAAAAAGGATATAGAAGAAAATTCTTTAAAGATCGTATATGCACCATCCATCATTATTGTAGACATAAACTTATAAGAAGAGAGTTATTTTCTGAAGAAGATTTTAAAAATTTATGTGCAGAGCATAGAGAATTTCGTGTGACTAAGATAACGGACTCTGAAAAACATCCAGCTCTTAAGTTTATAAAAGAATCAAAAGGCCATAAAAGAACTTTAGAAGAGCACTGGAAACACAAGAACACCGATCATAGTGAGTATTCTCCTTACAATATTAATAATTTAAAAAAAATAAAAGAACTTTACGAAGATTATAAAAATAAGAATAGGATTCACGACTATGCAGATATGATAGATGAGTTTAATTCTTTAAATAAAGAATCTACCGTTGAAATGTTAATTGTAGACGAAGCCCAAGACGCAAATATTCCTCAGCTTACAGCCATTAAAAAAATATCTAAAAATGTTAAAGATAATCATTTTTATTTAGTGGGAGATCCAGATCAAACAATATACGAGTATGCAGGATCAGATGCAGATTATTTTCACAAAGCTGCGGCTAAACCTTTTCTTGAATTAAAGCAAGGACTTAGATGTGGCAAAACTATTAACGAGTTTTGTAAAAATATTATAAGCCCCGTGTGGAAACATTATGGTTATGAGAGAACATGGTTACCAAAAGAAGGAGTGGAAGGAAAAATATACTCTTTATCAAATTTTAACCCTTCAAAAAATTTAGATATCCTTATAAAAAAAATGAGAAACACTAAACAAAGTTTTTTATTTTCCTTTAGAGGAACGCCCAGTCACACACATGTGAAGGATTTTTTAGAACATCATGGTTTTGAATATGCTCATATAGATAATACAGCACATGTTTCAAAAAAAGAATTACGATCTCATTTTGAATGGCCTAAATTTATAGAGGGAGAACCTAAAAGTTTAGTTCAAATTAAAAACTTTCATTATTATTTAGGCAGCAAGGCTGTTGTAAGAGGAAGAGGAGAGGAAACTTTTGAAGGCTGGATTAAAAAAGATTATAGTTACAATGAATTAATAAATAGTAAATTATTTTTGCCAAACTTAAACAAAAACTTTGACCTTTTAAGAAAGCAACATAAAGGAATTGACAAAAAACAACATATAGCTCGGATGATATACATAAAAAAAGTTTTAATAAACGGTTTTGATTTTGATGGAGACATTAGAATTAAATATGGAAATATCCATAAAGTAAAAGGAACAACCTTTGATAATGTGGTTGGAGATTTAACATTATATAGAGTGAAACCAGAACCCAGGTTTGTACAGCTTCGATTGAAATACACAATGTTTAGTCGAGGAATAAATGATGCGTGGGTTCTAAATTTAAAAACAGGAAAGGAACTAGGAAACTATGGACCCGTATAATAAACAAATAGGAGGATCTCACTACAAGGATATGACCATCCAACCCAGTGAGTTTATAAACAAGAACAATTTGCCTTTTGCAGAAGGTAATGCTATTAAGTATATCTGCAGACATAAACATAAAGGAGAAAGACAAGACCTAGAAAAAGCAAAACATTATATAGATATGATATTGGAAAGAGATTACCCATTAATACCTATGACAGAAGAAGAGGAATACCGAAACGCTGGTATTTCTAAAGAAGATGCAGAAAGAACTTACCCTCCACAAAACTCGTGGGGAATGATTAAACCACCAGAGACTTCAGGTAAAGACTGGGTTGATGGTTATAAAAAGTGGAAGAAAGGGTGTCCTCATAATTAATGTGTGTTCCACCAGAGTTAATTGATCTTGATTTAAAAGGAGTGGATACAGTTGCTGTTGACTTAGAGACTTATGATCCAGATTTAAAAAATAAAGGATCAGGTGCTGTTCGTGAAGTAGGTTATGTTTGTGGTATTGCCGTAGCTACAGGAAAGCAGACAATGTATTTTCCAATAAGGCACGCGATGACAGGAAATCTTGATCCCAAAAAAACTTGGGAAAAATTAAATAAGATACTATTTCAAAACCCTAACATTAAAAAAGTATTTCACAATGCAATGTATGATGTCTGTTGGATTCGTAAAGAATCAGGACTTATGCCTCAGGGACCATTACTAGACACAATGGTTGCAGCCTCAATTATTGACGAAAACAGAATGAGGTATTCTTTAGATGCTATTAGTAAAGACTATCTAAAAGAGTCTAAATACAAATATGACTTACAAGAAAAGGCGCTTATTGATCACGGCATCAAAGATCCTATGGTTAATATGCACAAACTACCTTACAGCTTGGTAAAAGATTATGCAGAGCAAGACGTCAACTTAACTTTACGTCTGTGGAACATTTTTAATGTTAAATTAAATGAAGAAAGAATAGCTGAACCTGATTCGGACAAACCAGTTTCAAAAAGTTTAAGACATATCTTTGAACTAGAAACAGAATTATTTCTTTGTCTTGTTGACATGAAATTTAAAGGAGTAAGAATCAATGTTAGTGCTGCCAAAAAATTAGGAGAAAGATTAAGAAAAACTAAAAACAATATAATTAATTATATCCAAAGACGAACAGGAATTAAAATTGAGATTTGGGCAGCGTCCTCTATAAAAAAACTTTTAGATAAATTAGAAATAAAAGATTACAAAACAACACCTAAATCTAATCGACCCCAACTACCGAAAAATTATTTAGAAACTCATGCAAATCATTTTTTAAGAATGGTTGCAAAAGCAAGAAAATTCGATAAAGCGGAAGGCACCTTTGTAGAAGGTCTGTTAAGCTTTGTTCATAAAGGAAGAATACATGCAGATATTAACCAGATAAGAGGAGAAAAAGGAGGAACAATTACTGGAAGATTTTCCATGTCCAACCCCAACCTTCAACAAATTCCGTCAAAAGGATTTATTGGTAAGAAGATGAGAGAATTATTTATTCCTGAAGATGGTCACATGTGGGGAAGTTTTGATTACTCACAACAAGAACCACGAATCGTAGTTCACTATGCTTTAAAATTAGGATTAGAGGGAACTGAAGAAGTTGCTCAGGCTTATCAGACAGATCCAAATTCTGATTTTCACCAGATTGTATCAGACATGGCCAAAATACCACGGCCCACGGCTAAGACAATTAATTTAGGATTATTTTATGGAATGGGAAAAAACAAATTAGCTAGTCAACTTAACCTTGATTTAATAGAAGCAAAAGATTTATTTAATAAGTATCACAGTAAGGTTCCTTTTGTAAAAAAACTTTCTTATGATCTACAAGAATACGCACGAAGGAATAAA